TATTGGGTAATGCAGCAATGCAGGGAACTTATAATCAGTTAGGACAAGTTGCAACAGGGGTAGGCAATACTGTTGGCGGTTTATTTGGTCAAATACCAGCAATTCAAAACTGGTTAGCATAAGGAAATAACATGGCACAATTTGATAGTATTGTTGGTGGTTTGTTTGGGGCTTCTCCCGAAGCTCTTAACATTGCTCGTGAACAGCAAGCATTAGACTTTGCAAATAAAGTAACTACGGCAGAAGGGCAACGACCCGGCTTAGGCTCTGTTTTAGGTGCTAATGTTATGGGCGCTAGAGGAATTAGAGAACTAGGCGGTGTGTTCGGTGTCGAAGACCCATTAATGCAGCGTGTATCTCAACAACAGCAGTTATTAAGCGGTGTTGACTTTACTGACCTTAATTCTTTGACCAAGGCTGCACAACAAGCTACAGCATCAGGTCGTCCTGATATTGCAAACGAATTAGCAAAGCGTGTATTAGAACTTAGAACTAAAGTAGAAGAAAGGCAATTAAATCGTGAAACGCAATTACAAATTGCTGCTGAAAGAAATCAAGCAAGATTAGAAGAAGCCAGACAACGAGGTGCAGACCAAAAAGAAATAGCCAGAATAAGAGCTGAAGGACAACAAGCAATATTAGACTTAAGAACAGAAGCTCTGCAAGAAAAGAAACAAGAAAAGATTGAAAAACAAGAACAAGCGGCAAACACGGCTATTGGCGCTGCCGATAGAGTTATTAACGAAGTTAAAGATGCTAAAAAGCTAGTATCTGGCTTTACCGCCGGTGCTGGTTCGTATTTGTCGGCTATCCCCTTAACAGATGCCAAAGATTTATCTAAGCGTCTGAATACTATTAAAGCTAATTTAGGATTCGATAGACTGCAACAAATGCGTGATGCGTCGCCAACTGGTGGTGCTTTAGGTCAAGTTGCAGTTCAGGAATTAATTGCGTTACAATCTACAATTGCTTCATTAGATCAGGATCAAAGTCCTACTCAATTAAAAGAGGCATTAGATAAAATAGAATTCCATTATTCTAATTGGAGAGACACTGTTCGCAAATCAGGAAAGGCAACACCAACCGGAGCAGCGCCGGAGGCTGGTAAACAAGGTACAGCCGCTAATCCAATAGTGTTAAAATAAGGACAATTATGCCAGTATATCAATACGAAGGTGTTCATTATGACCTTCCAGACGGATTGTCAAACGAACAAGCGATTGCTAAGATTCAATCTTATTTAGGTGTTTCAGCACAGCCAACCAGACCACGCCAAACAGAATACACTGCAGAGCAGATGGCTCCGTCTTCACCTGAAGATGTAGGCTTCAGTGGTGAGGCTCCTTCTGAAAGAGAAAAAGCAATTGGTCGTACTTTGCTAGGAATTGGAAAAGGAATCGTAAATCCAGCATTAGCAGTAGGACAATTTGTTGCTCCAGAACGAACTCAGGATTTACTAAGTCGATATAAAGAAGCAAGAACAGAACTTGGTGGTCAAGGATTAGATGTTGGTGAAGTAGTCGGGACAATTGTCAATCCTCTAAATCGCTTTTTACCAGCAGCTACCGCAGCAACGACAACAGGTAGAGCAGCTCAATATGCAGGACAGGGTGCTGTTTTAGGCGCTCTAACTCCTGCAGAAGATGCTAAGAATTTATTATCAGAGAAGATTAGTCAAATTGGTTTTGGTGCGGTATTAGGGGGTTTACTAAGCTCCGGTATTGATTTAGGTAAAGGTGTTTATAACATTTCTAAAGAGTTTGTAAAGCCTCTTACCACTACTGGTCAGAAAGCTATTCTACAAGAAAGACTCCAAGAACTCGCCAGCAAAGAACCTGAGAAGATTATTGCTGCATTACGCAACGCCCCTGAAACTGTTCCCGGCTCTAAACCAACAGCCGCCGAAGCAATTGCTGATATTCCAGCAGCTACCGGATTAGCTGCCTATCAGAAGGCATTAGAAACCTCACCACAAAAAGGAATATCCGCTGATTTTGCTGTACGGGATGTAGCACAGCAAACAGCAAGACAGCAAGTACTACAGAAAACAGGCGGTACAGAAGAAGACATCTTAGAGGCTATTGCAAATAGAACTCGTGTTACAGAACCATTAAGAGAAGATGTATTATCTCAAGCAAATATTGCAGGGCAGGTTGCTCCTAGATTAGAACAGCAGATTGCTGAGAAGTTTAAAAGTAAAGCAGGAGCATTGCAAGTTGGCGGTAAACTAGAAACAGAAGCAATGCAGCAACAGCAGTTATCACGGGAGTTCTTTCCTGTTCCGGGCTATCCTAGAGTATCGCCAGAATATAGTCAGAATTACAATAGGATTGTAGAAAACCTACAAGGTTCAACTCTGTCTAAAAACATTGCGGCTCAACGCCAAGCAGAAGCAGAATTTAAGAAGTTTCAATTGCAAAGTTTAGCTGATGAAGGTTTTTATCCTTTACGAGTACAGTCTATTATTGATAATGTAGATACAATTCTTCAGAAACCCGGTGAACGGGCTTCCGATGTGGTGACTAATGTATTTAGTTCATTGAAAGAGAAATTAACTCGTCTAACAGACCCCGCTACTGGAATTATTGATTCAAGAGATTTGTATACAATTCGTAAAGAAATCGGTAATGACATTAAGAAGTTTTCACAGGAATCCCAAAACTGGGATGCTAAACTAACTAGCGGCTTAGAGAAAAATGTCAAAGACTATATTGATAATGCTATCATAAAAGCAAGTGAGTCTGGAGTTAAGAGAGAGAATTCAACTTGGCAGAAATACTTAGATACTTTCCAGAAAGAGTCTACTAAGATTAATCAAATGCAAATTGCACAGGCACTGGAAAAGCAATTAGGAACACCTTTAGGAAACAAAGAAAGAGCTGCACAGTTTGCTGCTGCTGTTGAAAACGGAGCTTCCATTATTAAACGGTCAACAGGACAGAATCGATTCTCTAAACTAGAAGATGTCTTAACACCACAGCAAATTGGCGATATTAATAAAGTATTAGTGGATGTACAGCGTAAAGCTAAATCAGAAGAATTAGCGAGTATGTCTAAGGTTGCAGGACAGCAAGCGTATGAATTACCACAATTGCTTAACCGTTACGCTACGATTACCAATACTGTTTTAAAGTTAATCAAGAAAGATGTAACTGACGACATTAATCGCTACGCTGCCGATATGTTATTAGACCCGCCTAAACTAGCTGCATTTATTGAAGGAATCCCAACAAACAAAATGCAAAGTATTGTAACTGCATTTATGTCTCGCTTGACTCCTGAAACTAGAGATGCCTTTAGCAGAGCAATCATTATTAGACCAGCGGTTGTACAAAGCCAACAATAATTAAGACTATGAGCCATGTCCGACCAATTTGGGTTTATCGAAGGAGCAAAGTCTGTAACCAGTAGCATGGATGCCAGCCGAGAGGCTAGTAAGTCCATTACTAAGAGTATTGTCGATGTACAAAAGGACGCTGCGGCAGTAGCGCAGCAAAAGGACCTAGAGCGTAAGAGACAGATACGGGAATCTCAGGTCTTTAAAGAGCAGTATTTCAAACGAGCAATGATGGAATGGCAACGCCAAGAAACCATCCGTATCGAGGAAGCTAAAGTCAAAGCTGATTTCATAAGAAAGCATGGCGCTAAACGCTGGAGTGAAATCGAATCCATTAAACAAAAGATAGAGAAACAAGATAATGAACTTACGAGAGAGTTTAAACACGATTTGGCAAAGGTTCGTAGAGCAATGTTCATGTGCTATGCAGTGGCTGCGGTCATTGCTTGGTATCTAACTTGGGGGTATAAACAATAATGTTACCATTGATGGCACTATTCGATGTTGGGATGAAAGTCCTAGATAAATTCATTCCTGATCCAGAAGCTAAAGCTAAGGCACAGAAAGAGTTGCTACAGATGCAACAAGAAGGTAAGTTAGCTGAGTTAAACGCTGACAATATCGAGGCACAAGAACTCACAAAGCGTCAAGAAGCAGACATGGCTAGTGATAGCTGGTTGTCTAAGAATATACGACCTATGACGCTAGTCTTTATCCTGTTGGTCTATTCTGCCTTTGCTACGATGTCGGCATGGGACATTGAAGTCAACAACAACTATGTTGAACTATTAGGTCAATGGGGAATGCTGATTATGTCCTTCTATTTCGGCGGACGCACGCTTGAGAAGATAATGGATATGAAGAAAGGTAAAGATGAACCTAAGCAATAACTTTACCCTAGAAGAATTAACCCACTCTGAAGTAGCAGAGCGTAAGAACCTAGATAATACCCCTAACGCTACCGAGGTTGCTAATCTAACTCGATTGGCAGCTTTGCTTGAGCAGGTTAGAACCCTCCTAAACAAGCCAATAATGATTAATTCTGGCTTTAGGTCTAAACCAGTCAATGACTCTGTCGGTAGCAAGGACACTAGCCAACATAGGATAGGTTGTGCTGCTGATATAAGAGTCCCCGGAATGACCCCTAAACAGGTCGTAGAGGCGTGTTTGGCTTCGGATATACCCTTTGACCAAATCATCGAAGAATTCGGCTCTTGGACGCATATAAGCGT